TGCACCATGTTGATGGCTGTCTGAGCGAGCTCGATGGTATCTCGGGGAGTCAGCTCTGGAGGTGTAAGCATGATGGAGTATTCGCCATCGATGATGTTGCTTACAGCCTTATCCTTGTTCTCCCACACGCGTGCGCATACTTCCCATACCTGCTGAATCCAGCTGTAAAGGAGCTTGCGCTTTGGTGAGATGCGAGCTTCGTAGTTGGCCATGAGCTGGGCAATAGCCCGGCTGGACCCAAGTACGCTAGATGGCGCAAGGCCAAGTAGAAGATCGTTAAGGCCAGAGGCCACTGCAAGCTCACGGTCGATGCGCTTGTTGTAGTCCTCTACCTGGAACTGTGGAATGAATGGGTTGATTGACTCGATGCGGTTACCGGCGCCAGGTGTAGCAACCTGGTTTGGCTTAGGGATTGCGTTTGCAGGCACCTCGTCTGGGGCCTCAACACCCGTGAGCTGCCACATCTGACCGCCAACGACGGAGTGGATCATCTGGGCTTGCGCCGTGATCTTCTCGTCCTTCTCGCGGAGGAGCTGCTCAATGTCGTAAAGCTCAGGCTTGCCGTATGGGCTGCCAGGGATCATGCTGTTCTTGAGCATGATGTAAGGGATTACACCCTCAAGCTCTGGGTGCTCAGTTCGCTTAACCACAGTGTTGCCCACAATGATGGCGTTGCACACCAGTGGTGGCTTGCCTGGGGCCGTAGGGTGCTTATACCAGTAGTCCATGATCTCGATCTTCATCTGGTCATAGGCCGTCTGGTAGCGCATAGGGTCTCGGTGGTAGCTGTTTAGGTAGATGCTTGCAATTGGGTCGTCATGCGTGCTGGACGAGGTGTAGGGGAACCACTGGTTGCCATCTCTAACCGGGATGACGTCAACGCCGTAGTCCTCTAGGACAGCCTGAGGGGATTGCCCGTAGCTGTAAAGCGCCCAGTCGACACGCGTGTAGTCTGAGCTACCATACCCTAGGTACAGGTTCTCTGGGGTGTCAACGATCTGGATGCGTGGGATCTTCTTGATTGGGTCCCAGAAGATCTTGGCAGCGGTGGTACCGTATAGGGACTTTAGAAGCGTTGCCTCTTCTAGCTTGAGGTCCATGTCGTTTGCATCCCACCAGGCGTACATTAGGCGCTCTCGCCTTGAGGCCTGATTCCTCTCTGACTCGGTAGGGCCTGTAGGTACATAGTTAATAACTGGGGAAACAGCCTGTAGTGAGGCTGGGATCTGAACGTACGATGCATGAAGGTTTACCGAAACGTGCGACCGTCCTGAGAGTCGTGCGCTTGGGTCCTCTGCCCAGTGGTCTGCCCCACCAAGGGTAAAGGTGTTAGGGTGGAAGTAGTGGTCGTAGCGGCGGTACATGGCACGCATTCGGTTCTGCTCAGGCTCAACCATCTGCTTCCGGTTCATGGCCTCTAGTGCCAGCAGGAAGTCTTCGTTCTCCTCAGCTACCTCACCAAGCTGCGTGAGGCGCTGCTTCTCGAGAGACATGCCGCGCTTCTGCTCAGCAGTAAGTGCCTGTAGACGGTCAAACCTAGGATTGATCTTGGCAACTCGGACCTTGCCTCCTGAGATGACTGCATCGTTAATGGTACGGCCGGACCCAGCCTTCTTGCTTCTGCCGTTGGCAATAGCGCTTGGGGTTGCGCTCGCCTTGCGGCCCTTCGTAGCGGCCGGTGTGGCCTCGGTGGTGATGGTACCGGACGACTGGACAATGGCAGTCTTCTGCCCACGAATCTCTTTTCGTGCTGTCTCAATAGCCTTCTTGATACCTTGAATGTTTTCTTTGGTAACGACGTTAGGGTCGGTCGTGATCATGGAAGGAACTTCCTTGCCATTCACGAACGACCCAGAGGTCATCTTCAGTTTATCTTTGGCCATTTGTCATCTCCCCAAAATAGCTGAACACCGGGTTCTGTACCGGGTTCGAAGGATTCCTGGTCGCATGCCTTACGGACAACGCCAGTGCCATTACAGCATCAGTTTCCAGCTTCTTGTCATCTAGCTTGTAGCCCAGCAGCTGGCGCCGGAGCTCCATCCATGCTCCCGAACGTGGGAACTTGAGCTGTTGCCGGTCGATAACGGCCTTCAGGTCTGCCAGAAGCTCTAGCTTCTTGGCCCTGGTGCCACCAAAGTCATAGTCCCTAAGTGGCTTGATGATGCTGAACTCCTGGCGGAATAGCTTTCCACCGAATCCAGTTGAGTCAATCGTGGTGGTGCATGCAGCGCCATCCTGGTTGTAGAGAAGGTGACCCTCTCGAACCATGTTGACCACGGCTGGGATAGTCTGCTTACCAACCTTGCGTCGGCACCTTACGCCAACCATCAGGGCCCTCTCCGTGTAGTCCACGGTCACTGCCCATGTGGCGTCTGATGAAATGCCAGGGTCTACGCCCTGAGAGTATCGACGTCCCTTCGTAGGTGGAATCTCTTCTTCCGCATCTACGAAGCACTTGTCGATCATGTCTGAGTTGAAGTATGCATCCCTCGCCTCAATGAAGAATCCGTCGATGTTCTGTGGAACTAGGTACTCTGCCTGCTGCCGGATGATTGATTCAAACGTTGCAGCGTTTAGGCCGAACCCTACGTTGTCTCTTGTTGATAGACGGAAGCTCATGAACTGGTTATCGCGCCCTGGGTTGATAGGATTACCCAGCTCCCACAGGTCTGCGTAGTCGTTGATGCCTTCGGTGGGTGTGCCAATGAAGTGTAGCTGACCACCGGTAGACAGACGTCGTAGGTTCAGAACCTCTTGGTAGATCATCAGAAGGTGGGGCTCAAACGCCGCCTCGTCAAACGAGATGCCATTCATGTCCTTGCCTAGCAAGGCCTTAGCCTTATCCTGAGTAGTGCGGAAGTGGATGTTTGCCCCACCAAAGATAGGGTCAACCTTGATCCACAAGTACTCTCCACGCCACTTCTTCTCCAGGTTATACACCTGGCCGATCTCTTTCACCATTGGACATCCCCTACCTCGTTGGGCTGGATGAGCCCCTTGTAGGAGCATCGAGAGTTCTCTATGCACCAACTCGGCAGTTTCCTGCTGGATGCCAATGTGATACCATTCGTAAGGCTCGGTAGTCCAACGTTCAGCATCCTCAGCGGACCCGAGTGTCGGGGGGCGAAGCCCCAGCTTGTAGGTGGCAGAGTGCAGGACTCCAACAGCCATCCCCAAAGTCTTACCGGCCCGGTTACCAGCGCTGCACACAGTGGTCAGGTATTTAGGCCTGAACCCAGTCTCATCGCGAGCAACCATACCTTCTAACCAGGCCAACTGGCCCGGATTGAGATTGACACCTAGCCATCGAGAGGCAAAGAATCCGATGTCGGATCTACCTCTGGACAGATCTTGGGCAATCTCAGCAGTAATGTTCAAGCAGTCTTTCCTTTGTTTCTAGCGCTGATTGCTTTAGCCTTTGACTTGGCATCAGCTTTGCTGCTAGCTCCCCACGCTTGGAGGGAGAGCAGGAGACGCGTCGGTCGCCCTTTGGAGTCTCGCTCCGGCCCGGGCATGTTACCCATGCGGGCCAGGAACGACGCTCGACGCGGATTGTCTCCGGACTTAACCGGAGCCTTGAGCGTGCCACCTTTGTATGAAGCACGACCCTTAGCATTTAGCCCGCCCGTAGGGCTCTTGCCCTCTTTACGAGTCCAGGCTGGGGTCTTAGCCACGCTGGGCTGCGGTGCGCTGGCCAACTTTGCCCTTAGGCTTGGCCTTTCCTGCCTTGCCCTTAGGCTTGGCCTTTCCCTTATCGCCCTTCTTGGCGTACATATCCATAAGGAAAGCTGGCATCTTCTTCTTGCCTGGCATTGTTATTCTCCTTTATTCCCAAACGCAACATCGTTTGGATTAAGCCAGCGGAGCACTACAGGGAGAACAGCTGCAAGGCCTGCGGCCACGAGAGCGCGAACGCCATCACGGTTAAGGTCTAGAACGCTGTCCCCTAGCACGATCAGCTGGGCGACCACTGCAGCTAGGAATGAACGTCCCCAGGACGCCACTACTGCCTTAAGTTCCTTGTTCATTGTCTACCTCCTCTGCGATCAGAGTATACGATCCGCCACCTAGGATTCCTGCCATTGTGATGGCGAGCCCACGGTCTGCGTTCTTTTCTTTTCTTCGGTCCAGCATCTCCTGGGCCCGGAGTCCCTCCGACAAAGTCGGCATAAGATCCCCATTTTCAACCATCTTGAAGACGTATCCGCTTACAAGCTTTGCCAAGTCGCTATTGGTAGCCTCAATCTGTACCGCCTGCTGCACCTTCTTGGCTACCTGCTTACGAGCACTCATGTGCTCTTCGGTAAGGTGCTGGCGCTTGTGGTTTCCTAGAGTGATGCGGCTGATGTAAGAGTTCTCGGCCTTTAGCCACTCGCTGATCTTCACGTCCGGCATTCCTTCGGTCATCTTGCGGTTGATGACGTCGACGAGTGGGCTGGCGCATACTGCGCATTTACTCAGTAGCTTCATCGCTCGCATCCGGGTTTGGGATCAAATCTACCTGGCAAACCCCACAAACGTAATGTGGCAACTCGCCGCTCTCAGTCAACTTCAGCATTGCGTTGGCAGAAATGCCATTGTTAGGGCATCCAGCCGTTTCGCAACTAACTTCAACGCTAACAAACTGCATTTAATACCTCACGTCTTAATGATGAAGTTTAGCAATGTCGACTTAGGCAACTGTAAACTTTCACCATCAGTAGATTGAACTGATGTTGTACCAAGGTTGGTAACACTGCCAGTGACGGTGTGTGTAAGGTTGGTGTTTTCTGCTCCGGAAGCCGTTGCGGCCACGTTAACAGAGTGCGTGTGTGCTCCAAATGGATTTGTAGTGCTTGTTCCCATGGGGTAAGTTGTACCACTTGCTGCTCCAGATGTAACTGCCGCTGGGTCGGTAGTATGTGTATGGTCTGAGTGGGTAGACACGGCAATGGTGTCAGAGTGGCCGTGAGCGATGTTGGTCGCGTGGTAGTGAAGGATTGAGTTTGATGTGTTTGGAGCAAACGTACCAGCGTTATTGCTAAGCGCACCAACAGTTGCAAGCCCAGCAGCAAAGCGGTCGCGCATGTCTGGCAGAGTGAACGTACCAGAGGTAACGCCAAAGACCGCTGCCAGGTCTGGGTAGGTTGACTGGTTGTAGGTTGCTCCGTTAAGGAAAAGCCAGCCAGTTGGGGCAGTTGCCGTAGGCCACATGACGATTGATCCGGTGGGACCAGTGGGTCCGGTAGCTCCGGTTGCTCCTGCAGGCCCCGTGGCGCCCGTGGGGCCAGCAACTCCTTGAATGCCCTGGATTCCTTGAGCCCCAGTTGCTCCGGTCGAACCTGTTGCTCCCGTGGGGCCTGTTGGCCCAGGTACGGTGCTGTCTGCCCCGGCTGGCCCGGCTGGCCCTGCTGGCCCAGTGGCCCCAGTGGCCCCAGTAGCTCCGTTAGTGCCATTCGTTCCGTTGGTACCTGCAGGACCGGTAGCGCCCGTAGCGCCTGTTGGCCCGGTAGCTCCCGTGGCCCCAGTAGCTCCGGTCGGACCCGCAGGGCCAGGCGTACCCCCGCCTGCCTCAAGTGTTGTGACCCTGGCACGTAGGGTGTTTCCCTCGTCCTGGTCAATCCACTCGAAGGTAGGCTCAACCAGCATGGCGGACTGTAGTTCGTCGCTGTATTCATCAGGGACCTCGAACACGGTTAGAGCTGGCCCTTGAAATAGAAGGCCATTCCAACGCGTTGAGATCGGTCTGTTGAGCCTGAACTTTGCCATTAAGACTCCTTAATCTCTCTATATATATCCATCTTTGTCAAGAGCTGTGCACATCCACCGGTGGAAGGAGCCTAGACACTACGGTGGACAGGGCGTCGGCAGAACGCTCAATCTCCTTCTCGTAGATGGCCGACAGGAGCGCGTATGCCTCAGTTCCAAGCACGCCAGATAGGGATTCTAGGGTTCGTTCTGGTCCCGCGTAGTGCACGTGCAGCAGCTCGTGGGCCACGATGCGGCGCTTCTCTTCAGGGTCAAGTGACCAGAAGTCGCTCGAGACACGAAGGGTGGCCGTCCATAGGTTGTCCGAAACCTCGATGTCGGCCCAGTTGTCTTCTTCTGTAGGGTGCTTAGATACCTCCACCCTCCACTGGGGAAGGCCGAATACTGGAAGGCACCGGTTGACGTACGCTTGTAGCTCTTGTGTCGTATACATTATCCGCCCATCTCCTCAAGCTTAGCTAGGTCCCTATTGACTACAGGCATAGGGGCTTCTGGCGTGACAGTCCTCACGCTTGGATTATCCATCTTCTCATCCACGACTGGGTTGCTTCTTGCGACGTTGCTTGGCATAGGGCTGGACTTGCCGCTTACTGAAGAGTACAGGCTGTCTGCCAGCATGTAACCGGCAGTGCTACCGGCCAGACCGCTTACGAAGGCGCCAGGGCCAGTGAACAGGCCAGCACCGGTACCAGCGATACCGCCCACTACGGAGCCGGTAATGCCGGCAAGGGCTCTAAGCATGTCGCCACCAGTTGCGTATGTAAGGCCCAGCCCAGTAGCTGCTGCAACAGGGCCACCGACCTTAGGGATTGCCCCAAGAGCCTCGAACGCAACCTGGCTTGGCAGTGTTTGAAGTGCCATATCTCCTGCCTGCTCGTCAGCTCCAAACTGCAGATAGGCGGCAATGGTGCCAGCAATTGTTCCGCCAGCAATGCCGGCCTTTGCGCCAGGTGAGAACCGTGGCTTACCCTTACCGGCCTCAAGTGCAACCGACCGGAAATCAATAGCCTTGCGTACCTGGTTGGCAGCCTCGT